TTCTTAAATGATGTATATTATTGGGGATCTACTGAAATATTATCTTATGCAATGACAAAAACATATCTTGAAGATTTAGATTACTTACTGAATACTCAAAAGCAAATAAGATTCAATCAAAGAATGGATAGATTGTATCTAGACATTGATTGGGGAGAAGTTATTGCGGGAAATTATCTAATAATAGATTGTTATAGAGCATTAAATCCCAACGATTTTACTAGAGTTTGGAATGACTCTTGGTTAAAGCAATATCTAACTTCTTTAATAAAGAGACAGTGGGGTCAGAACCTAATTAAATTTCAAGGAGTTAAACTTCCCGGTGGAATTGAACTGAATGGAAGACAAATGTATGATGATGCTCAAAGAGAAATTGATATGATAATGGAAAAGATGTCAAATACTTATGAATTACCACCATTAGATATGATAGGTTAATAATATGCTTAATCCATTCTTTACACAAGGATCTCAAGGAGAACAATCCTTAGTTCAGGATCTAATAAACGAACAATTAAGGATGTATGGTGTTGACGTATACTATTTGCCTAGAATTTTTGCTACAGAAAAGACGGTTCTTAAAGAAGTGATAGAATCGAAATTTACATCAGCGTATCCAATAGAGGCATATGTCGAAACATATGATGGATATGATGGGCTTGGAACACTTCTTTCCAAGTTTGGAATACAAGATATTGACAATTTGACTATTACAATATCAAGAGAAAGATATGAAAATTACATTCAACCATTAATTGAACAAAAGGATGATATAAAATTAAGTTCTAGGCCAAAGGAAGGTGATTTAATATACTTCCCATTAGGAGATAGAATATTTGAAATAAAATATGTTGAGCATGAAAAACCATTTTATCAACTACAAAAAAATTATGTTTATCAATTAACATGTGAACTCTTTAGATATGAAGATGAAATTATAGATACAGACTTTCATGAAATTGATGATAATATTCAGGATGAGGGATATACACAACTTCTAACTATGGTCTCTGTAGCATCTACAGCAACTGCTACAGCAAGCATTGTAAATGGTGGTGTTAAGACAATAACACTTACAAATAGAGGTAGTGGATATAGAACTGCACCAACAGTTTTACTTTCTAAAGCACCCACAGGTGGATCTAATGCAGAGGCAAAGGCATCTTTATTGTCGGGAATAGTTGATTGTAATGGTGTAGAATCTGATAGAGTTCAGAGTGTAAGTATAATAAATAGTGGTTATGGATATACAGTAGCACCTAAAGTTTCTTTTGAAAGTCTTTATGGTAGTGGTGCAGAAGCGGAAACAACTATTGGTGATGGTGTAATTAGAGTAATAACACTTACCGATGGTGGAGGTGGTTATTCTTCACCACCAAACATTACATTTTCTGGAATATCTTCAGTATCTGCAGCAGCTACAGCAGTCGTATCTGCTGCAGGAACAATTCAATCTATTCATATAACTAATGCAGGACTTGGTTATACTGAAGCTCCAATAATAACAATTAGTAATCCTCAACTAGGAATTTCCACAGGTTCTTATGTATTCAATGAAAAAGTCACTGGATCTCTTAGTGGAACTACGGCAAAAGTTAGAAATTGGAATTCTGTTACTGGTGTATTAGAAGTTGCCAACATTAGCGGACAATTTAAGAAAGGAGATATTTTATTGGGAGAAGAAAGTTCTGCTGGATTGCTATTAGTTAGTGTTAATTTGGATACTACAGATCCCTTTGCAGATAATATTGATATAGAAACTGAGGCAGATGCAATATTAGATTTTACAGAAAAGAACCCATTTGGTTCACCATAAATATATAAATCAAGGACTTTATTGATTAATAAAAATGTTTGAATATTTTTACCACGAAATATTGAGAAAAACTGTTATTGGTTTTGGTACATTATTCAATGACATATCAATAAAACATACAAACTCTTCTGGCGAAGTTGTTAGTGTGGTTGAAGTGCCATTGGCATACGGACCTACTCAGAAGTTTTTAGCTAGACTTGAGCAGTCTCCAAATTTAAATAAGACTGTTCAAATGACTTTGCCAAGAATGTCATTTGAATTTATTGGTTTAAATTACGATCCGACAAGAAAAGTAACTTCAACTCAAACATTTTTAACTTCCTTATCATCTGACAGGTCCGAATCAAGAAAGGCATATATGCCAGTTCCATATAATATGCAATTTGAACTTAGCATTATGACTAAGTTGAATGATGATATGTTGCAAATCGTGGAACAGATTCTACCATATTTTCAACCATCATACAATTTAACAATAAATTTGGTCGATGATATTACAGAAAAAAGAGATGTTCCCATAGTTCTTGATGGAATAACTATGAGTGATGATTATGAAGGAGATTATAGTACAAGAAGAGCATTAATTTATACTTTAAGATTTACTGCCAAGATATACCTTTTTGGTCCAGTATCTTCTGTTACAAACGATATTGTCAAAAAAGTTACTATTGGTTACGTTGCAGGTTCTTCGGACGCAAGATCTCTCAAGACAAGAGAAAGAGATGTGTCATATTCTGTAGAGCCAAGAGCAACCAAGAGTTATACACATACAGTAGTCACGACTCTTGCTGAAGATATTGACAATTTAGTAAAATCATTTACTTTAAATGACGCATCTTCTATTTCTTCTGGAGATTATATTATGATCGGATCTGAAGAAATGAAGGTTTCATCAAAATCTGCAGACACAATTACAGTGGAAAGATCTACTGATGGAAGTACTCTTTCCAACCATGTCTTAGGATCTGATGTTAAATTGATAACAGACGCCGACAACGCCCAAATTGAAATTGGGGACGATTTTGGATTTAGTGGCGGATTTGAATGATTATGACAAAAAAATATGAGAAGTTGAATGAAGAATTTAATACCGAAACCTTTGAGGGAGAAGATACTTCAATAATTCCAGAAGTAGTGGAGACTAGTCAACAAGAGAATAAAAAAACTGACTTAAAAAAAGATTATGAATACACTAGGGCAAATTTATATTCTATTATAGAAAAAGGTCAAGAAGCAATTAATGGCATATTAGAATTAGCACAGGAAACTGAGTTGCCTAGGGCATATGAGGTTGCTGGCCAACTTATAAAGAACGTTTCTGATGCAACAGAAAAATTGATAGATGTGCAGAAAAAATTAAAAGATATTGAGGAGACTAAAGAATCGAAAGGTCCAACAAATGTAACAAATGCACTTTTTGTTGGATCCACTGCAGAGTTGGCAAAATTGATTAAACAACAAGACGAATCCAAAAAAGATAAATAAAAGAAGAATATTATATAAAAATGCCCAACAAGTCTGGTGATAGTTCATTGCACGATTGGTTTACTAAAAGTAAGTCTTCTGATGGTACACCTGGTTGGGTTCAACTTGGTGGCAAGTATGCAGGCAAACCTTGTGCAAAGCAACCAGGTCAAACAACGAAACCAAAATGTGGTTCTTCTAAAATGAAAAGAAATCTTGATGATAAGGAAGAGCAAGAAGCATTTAGACGCAAAAATCGTCAAGATCCAAATCCAGATAGAAGAGGAAAGGCAAAGAACGTGGCTACAGAAGAAAAACAAACTATCAGATATTGTCCAAAGTGTAAGAAGAATGAGACTAGATCTGAATGTGCATTTGGACCAAAATATTGGGATGATTATTCCAAACCTGCAATAGAAGAGGCTGCTGGAGAAAGGGATGCCTGCTATAAAAAGGTAAAGAGTAGATATAAAGTTTGGCCTTCTGCATATGCTTCTGGAGCATTGGTTAAGTGTCGCAAAAAAGGAGCAGCAAATTGGGGAAATAAAACTGAAGAGTATCAGTTTTCAAATTGGAGAGAAGATTTCAAAGCAATGGAATATGAGTTCATTGATTTAATTAAACCAGAACCAATTATTTCTGAAGAGTGCTGCAAAAAATGTGGTAAGGAACCTTGTGAGTGTAAAACAAAGAAATTTTATGGTGGAAGTGGAGCAAAACCAGGTCCAGATAAAAATTATGTAAAACCTATGGGAGATCTTGAGGAGGCGACTAGACTTCCAACAAAAACTGGCAACATAATAGTTGCAATGGTTATTTGGAGAGGTAAGACATACACATTACAAATGTTCTTCCCTTCAGGAAAGAGACCTACAAGAACAGAAGTTCAAGATCAGGTAAGAAAGGTATATCCAGATTCCAGACTTACTTACTTCAATATCAGAGATTATGAGCCTGGTCAACCACTTCTTCAAGTAGAAGAGGCAAAGGTTGATAAAGATAAAATGAAGTGCAACAAACCAAAAGCACAAGCAGTTGGAGATTCTCTCACGGGAAAGTCGCACGTAGTA